CTATTGATGATCGGATGTGCCGTGCTGATTTTGCCAGCGCTCCAAGTCTGATTTTCGCCAGGCAACCGTACGTACGCCGATTTTGACGGGTTTGGGTGCAAGGCCCTCTTTTATCCAGCGCCACCAAGTCGTCCGATGTACCGGCGCAAACTGCGCCAATACCTGTTTTTCCCGGTAGTAGGTTTCAATGGGCGGATAGGTTTGGTTCATGGCACGTTTCCTTCATCGTCGATTTTTGATGTGGCGGCAATGGCAAGGCTTGCTGTGCGGCAATGTTTCGTCCCGTCGGGCTAGCCGTGTGTGGACAAAACATTGCCGTCAGCATTGCTATGCCGCTTCCTGCATTTCGTGTACCCGCTTGGCCAGCGTCGTCAGCCCCAGGGGCGTCACCCTCACCGATTCGCGCACTTCATCAGCTCCCGTACGGTCGTTGTGGATGGTGACGGCCTTGTGTTCGAGCAACCCGGCCTTGATGCGCTCGGCATACGCCAAGAGCGTCCCTTTGCCCGCACGGCGGTACAGCCAGTCGTGGCGCTGCATCCACTGGATGAATTGCCGCTCGGGGACTTTGAGCGTCGTCGCGGTTTCGCGTAGGGACAGCAACCCCGTGGCGTTGGCGATACGGTCAAAGCCCTGGACTTTGGGCGCGGCCAGCGCCAGCGCCGCCTCGACTTGGGATTTTTGCTCGGCCAAGTCTGCTGCCAATCGCAGGGCGTCGGGCAGGTTTTGCGGAATGGCGGGCGGCACTTCCTTGGCGCGGCGCTCGCACTCGATGAAGTACTGGCGTGCCTGTTTACCTTTGTCGTTGCGCTCGACCATCGATAGCTCTTTGGCCATGTCCAGCGTTAGGTGGTATTCGATGGTCGGGCGGCCTCTTCCGGATTTTTCCCCCGTTTCGGGGAAAATTACAAAGTCTTGATTTTCAAGGAATTCGTACTGCTGAATCCGGTCTTTGAACCACGTGGAGAAGTCCTTCCCGACTTCCAAAAACGCGTGCAAATCCCGCGCGTTGACGGTCTGGACGCTGGCCTCGCCGATGGTCGATTGATTGATGGTAATCAGAGCGTTCATTTCATTACCTCCTTGGCATTGGCGCACGTAGTGAATTTTTCACGTTCGCTTTCCAGCAAGCCTCCTACATCCGATGTGACGTACTGCCCCACTTCGGCCAGATACTTGATGCGGAGGGAACCGCCGCCCCGTTCGTTCAGCACTTCGATGGCGTGCAGCACGGCATCGATCCAGTCAATGGCGGTTGCACCTAAACCGATGGCGTCTTCCAGCGCTCGCTGTTCGGCGCCAAGGTCGATATCGGTGGGGGTAGATTGCGCAGACGTGCGCGGAGGGGTTGCGGTCATAGTGACGCTCCTACTTGGGTTTGATACCCGTCTTCCCTGCTGCTAAACAGGGTGGACGGACGGATGCGGGTTAGCAGACCGGAAGTAGGCACCGGCAGGGGTTGCCCCCTCCCGCATCGTCCGTCCATAAAGGAGCGTACGACGCTGCACAAACGAAAGCCGCGACGTGTAGATGCGGCGCGGCTGACATTGCGCCTACTATGCCGGGCTGCTAAACCCGCGCTACCGTTGTTTACGGCAGCGGGGAAAGTGTTGCATAAAATTTCGTCGTTGACAAGCAGACTATTTGTGCACACAATAAGTCTATGCAGATCGAATACGACCCCGCCAAAGACGCCAGCAACCGTAAAAAGCACGGGGTGTCTTTGTATGAGGCAACCTGCTTCGAGTGGGATACGGCGCACATTGAGGAAGATGCACGCTTTGATTATGGCGAGCATCGGTTTCAGGCGATTGGCTATATCGGTGTGCGCTTGTATTTCATGGTCTTTTGCGTGCGGGCTGGGAAAAACCGCATCATCAGTCTGCGCAAAGCCAGCCCAAGAGAGATGAAACGTTATGCCGAAACTTAAACCGGGGACGATTTGGCCTACCCCTGAAGAAGAGGCCATGATCCAGGCGGGCATTGACGCTGACCCAGAAAACCCAGAATGGACGGCGGAAGACTTCGCTCGCGCCCGCCCTGCCCGCGAGGTGTTGCCGCCTGCGCTATATGCGGCATTGACCGACAAAAGCAAACCCGTGACGATTACGCTTGTATCCGATGAACAAGACCGTGCCAGACAAAAGCGCATGGGACGCCCGCCATCAGCAAATCCCAAGCGGGCAACGACGATACGACTATCGCCCGACGTGATGGACGCTTTCCGTGCCACGGGCAAGGGCTGGCAGACGCGCATTGATGCGGTGCTGCGCGAGGCGGTGGAGCAAGGGCGGGTGTAGGCGTGGGCGGGGTTCATGCCGCGCTCCCTTCGAGTTCGATCAGCAGGTCGATGTAGTGCCGGGCTTTTTTCAAGTCCTCGACGCCGTTCTTCTTGCGCCACCGACTCACGTACTTGATGACGTTGCCCTCGAAATAGCCGATGCCGTTCTTGTGGATGAATTCGACCGGCTGGATGGGCATGCCCTTGTAGTGGCCGCCGCCTTCCTGGTGGTCGAGTGCATGGGTTTGCGTGGTCACGTTTTTCTCCTTTTCAACGCTTCGAGCAACAGGTCTTGCACCTCGCGCTTGGATTCGCGGCGGGCCATGACCATCTCGTCCATCGTGTCGGTGACGACAATGTGGTAGATGAACACCGGGCGGTCGTGCCCGGCCTGCGCTTGGCGCGTCGGGCCAATACGTTCGATGATTTGCTGGTACTGTTCCAAGTCCCACCAGTGGCCGAAGAAGGCCAGGATGTTGCCGCCGTCTTGCAGGTTCAGCCCGTGACCGGCGCTGGCTGGGTGGGCGAACAACAGCGGAATTTTTCCCGCGTTCCAGTCGCGGATAGTCTGCGGATTCTGGTCGAGCGCGCGGCCTTGGGGGAAGGCACGTTGCAGGCGGGCGAGGTCAGACTTGAAGTGGTAGGCCACCAGCACCGGCATACCGGCTGCCTCGGCGGCGATGGATTCGAGGGCCTGCAATTTGGCATCGTGCACATCAACCCAGGCGCTCGCCGTGTCGTCGGTATAGATCGCGCCGTTGGCCAGTTGCAGGCACTTGATGGTCTTGCTGGCAGCGTTGAATGCTTCTATCTCGGTGCCGCAGGCTAGCGCAAGAAACGCCTCGCGCTCCATGTCGCGGTACAGACGTCGGGCTTTGACCGGCAGTTCGACGCGCACTACGTTGACGATGGGTTCGTTGATGTCGAAGTAGTCGCGGGCGTCCAGCGACAGGCACAGATCGCGCAGCCTGTCCTCGATCTGCTGCTGGGCAAAGGGCAGCGGTTCCAGCCGCACGGCGTGGCGGTCGCTGCCCACTTGAATGGACTGGAACCATCGCGACTTGAATGCCTCGAAGCTGCGGCCCAGGCGTTCGCCACGGTCAAGAAACCATAGTTGCCCCCACAAGTCCTGCAAGCCGTTGGGGCTGGGCGTGCCGGTCAGCTCGATGAAGCGGTCAACCTTGCAATGCGCGACGCGGGCCAGTGCCTGAGCGCGCTTGCCACCTTGGCGCATGCGAAAAGACTTGAGCCTGGTCGATTCATCGGCCACAACCTTGCGGAACGGCCAGCGCTCGCCGTAGTGTTCGACCAGCCACGGCAGGTTGTCGTAGTTGGTGGTGAACACGTTGGCTGGTTTGCGCAGCGCGGCCCTGCGCTCTTCGGGTGTACCAACGACAGCCGACACCTCGACGTTGTGCAGGTGCGCCCACTTCTGCGCCTCGTCAGGCCAAGTGCTTGCGGCCACGCGCAAGGGGGCCAGCACCAGCGAGGGGCCGGGTTCGGTGAGTTCGAGGATGTCCAGCGCGGTGAGCGCCGATACCGTCTTGCCCATGCCCATACCAGCCCACACCGCATTGCGCGGCACGTCGAGCACGTGGTCGATCACGGGCTGCTGATACGCGCGGGGGGTGAAGGCTTGGCGGATCATGCCAACACCCCCTCAACACCTTCCAGCGAATCGATTACGACAACGGTTTGCCCCATGCGGCGCATCCTTTCGTGCTCGCGAATTTGATGGGGTCGGCACTTCTGGCCGGGGGCCTTGAGTTCGACCCACACCGTACGATCAGGCAGCATGGCGAGGCGGTCGGGTGCGCCGTTGCGACCGATCCAGCTAACCTTGCGCACTTCGCCGCCCAGCGCATTGACACGCTCGACGAGGTATTTCTCGATGTCGCTTTCACGCATGGCCGCGCCCCCATGCGAGTTTGAAGGCCAGCGCACGACGAAAGCCATAGCCACGGTAGAGGCGATAGAGGCGAATGAATTTCATGGTTCAGTCCTTCCGGTATCGATAGGCTTCAAAACCGGCTGCGGCGAGCGGCAGGCCATCGGCCCAGGGTGGATTAGTAGCCATCAAACCAGCCAAGTGAGCGGCGTTGAATTCGTCGCGGTCGTCGGCTTCGGTGATGTTTTCGTCGTGCACCGACATCACGATCTGATAGCCAGCCGCCTCGATGCCGGGCATGTTGGCCGCGAGCACGTCGCGGCTTGCGGCCTGGGTGACGTTTTCCGCCAACTTGCCGCCGTAGGTCTTGAGGCGCGACCACTTGCGGCTGTACTGGTTGACGCCCATGAACGAGAGCTTCCCGGCGTCGTCCCGTTGCGGGCTGGGGTAGCAGAGAAACCGACCGGACGGCAGGCGGATGCGCAACCACGCGCCGTCGCGGCGCAGCTTGAGCCTGCGGCAGTCGTAGGTCTTGCCTGGCTTTGAGGCGGCGAGCGCAGCGGCTTCCTGCAAGTCCTTCCAGAAGGACGAGATAGCCGGATGCGCGCGACGCCACAGGCGCTTGAGTGCATCGCAGACGATGAAGGTCTTGGCCTTGAGGCCGAAGTCACCGAGGCGCTGCTCGGTGCGCCAGGCGAGGAAATGCTCGGCTTCGATGATGATGTCGGCGGGGATGCTGGGCCACGCGGCATGCGCCATCGCATCCAGGTCAATGCCGTAGGTAGCGGCTCCGGTCAGGAAAGCCCCGACGCCGCCCTCATACCCCAGCATCAACTCCATCACTTTGCCGATCTGCCGCTGGTCTTTCTCGACCGAATCGGGCGATACGGCGAAGGCTTTGGCGTAGGCCAGCTTGTAGAGGTCAGGGCCTGCGCCGTCGTCGAAATCGCGGAAGGCTTGCAGCTTCCATGCTTCACCGGCCAGCCATGCAATCATGCGGCCCTCGATATTCGACAGGTCGGCAACGACCAGCTTCTTGCCTTCGGGCGCGACGATGCAGCCGCGTATCGCGCTGCTGGCCAGTTCCATGACGTTGGTGTACAGCAGATCGGCGCAATCCGCTTTCATGGCTTCGATGCCCTGGTCGATGTCTTCCTGCTTGAGCATAGGCCGCGGCAGGTTTTGCGGCTGGAACAGGCGACCGGCCCAGCGTCCGGTGCGGCTGGCACCGTTGAATTGCAAGGTTCCGCGCAGGCGTCCGTCGCTGCTTACGCCCTTGGCGAGAGTCTTGTATTTGCTGGTACTGGTAGTGCTGGCCTGAAGGCGGATGCCGAGCAGTTCGCGCAATTCGACCGGCAGATCGGGATCTGCCATGCGCCGTTCCAGCGTGGATTGCTGCATGTCCGGCAGATCGATGCCGTAGGCGGCGACTAGGTGGCGCAGCATGGCGTCGCGTTGCGTGGCCGCCTGCACCGCGCCCAGAGTGATGTCGCGGGTACGGGCCGCAAGTATCTGCTGCGCACGTTCCACGGCGCGGATGGCGGCCTGCGCCAGGTCGGTATCGACCATGACGCCGCGGTCGTTGATGGTCTGGTCGAGGTGCCATAGCGCCAACTCGATGCCTCGGTAGTTCCAGGTCGGCAGCTTTTTGTCTACGGCGCGCATGGCTTCGATGTCCAGACCGGCGTACGCCACAAATTTGGCCCACTGGGCGGGGTGCGTTTCGCGCGTGGCTCGGCGCAGCGTGCTGGTAGCTGGGCGCGGCTTGCAGAACAGCATGATGAGCTGGCGACCTTCTTTGTCCTTGGCCTTGTCGGTCGGAACCTTGAGGATGTCGCACAGATCGCCCAGCGAGCCCGGCAGGGAATGAGCCAGGGCCTTGATCATCGTGTCGCGCCAGCGCGGCAGCGCCAGCGGGTAGCCGGGCATGGCGTGGCGCAACACGGTGCGGTCGAAGTGGCTATTGTGGGCGCAGAGCAAGACGTTTTCATCGATCAAGGCCCAGTGCAGGTCGTCCGGCATTTTTTCGCCGCTGGCGACATCCCATACATATACGGGGCCATTGTCCAGCGCGTAAGCAAACAACAACACTTCTGCCTGCTCGGCATAAGCGTGTGTGCCGTGCTGGATAGGCACCTCGCAGAAAGCCTCCAAGTCAAGGAATAGCGTACTCATCTCACTGCCTTGAAGTCGTCGAGCGCTGGGTTACACCAGATCGGCCGCATCGGCTCCCTCGGTGATGTCGTCGAATTCGTCCTCGGAAGCGGCACCGCCACCGGCGAAGGCGTCGCCATCGCGCAGGAACTGCACGCCGCGCAGGCTGGCGTTGACTCGCTTGCCGTAGTTGTTGTCTTGCGCCCACAGTTCGATGCTGGCGTTGACGTAGCATCCCGCGTAGGGTTTGCCGTCCGCTTCGACCAGCGGGCTCTTGTCCTTGTCGATGACCAGCGGGCGGGTGGCGCTGCGCGCGGACACGTACAGGTTGCCGGGGAAGCCGTCGTAGTTGGCCTTGAGGTCGCCGTCGTGCAGCGCGGTCTTGTCTTGCGCGCGCATTTGCTTGAGGATGACTTCGGCCTTGGCACCCCACTTTTCCTTGGCGACTTGCTCGATGGCCTGGTTGATGGCCTTCATCTGCGGGTCGCTGGGGTCGATCAGAAACGACGCGGAGAAAGCGGGCTTGCCTTCGCCGTTGACGGTCTTGGCCTCGAACAGCACGGGGAACGCGAGGCGCACGTTGTTGAGTTTGATTTTCATGGTTAACGCTCCTTGAAAGATTGGGGGTATTGCCGCTTGACCCGCTCGGTGGCTTTCTCGATGGCTTTCACACGCGCGAGCGGGTCGGCTCGCGTGATGGGCATTTGTGCCGCCTGTTGCAGCAAGCGCACGGCCTGGGGCGGCAGCGTCGTTTGAACAGGTCGGCGGTTCTTCACACCAAGTCCTCCACGCTTTCGGTCACGTCGGCGAACTCGTCGGCGCTGGCCTGGATGACCAGCGCTGGGCGTTTATCCGATTCGGGGGCGACGCTGGGCTTGCCATCGGGCTGCGTGATGAGGCTCAGCAGTTTCGGCCACCGGCGCGGGCCGATGTCTCCGGCCTTGTGCAGTTTCTCGGCGGTGGTCGGGCTGATGAGGGATAGGTCGTACATTTGCTCAACCTTCAGGCGCATGGCCTTGAGCGTGGCCTCGGCCTCGGTGTCGTTCGTCCAGCGGCGGGCACCGCGACGGCCTTGCACCAGCTTGAAGCCGGGCACCGGATGGCCGGCCAGCAGTTCGGCCTCGGCCTTGGCGCGGATGGCCTTGCACCAGCCTTCGATCAAATCGACAGCGCTCAGCAGCTTGCCGAGGATGGCGTTGTCCACCGTGCGCTCGGCGGCGTGCTCGATCTGCGGCGCGATAGGCTGGCTGACGTCCACGAAGTCGTCGGCGACGGTGGACAGCACATGGTCGCGCAGCGCCGGGCAATTTGCCTTGGCTTTACAGAATCGGCATTGCTTATCGCCGGGGGTGAGGTACTTCTCGTGCAGCGCCGTGTATTTGCCGTGGTACTCAAGGGCTGCGAAGCAGCGCTCAGCGCCGCGCGTGACCCACTGGCTGAAATAGCGCATGACATCGACCGTGCAATCCCATTCGCTGATATGGCCCATGCGCGGCTGCACGATGACCAGGCGCACGCGCTTGAAGTCGCCCAGAAAGTCGAAAGCGTCCAGGGCAGCCAGCGCGTAAATCGCCAATTGCTCGTTGTACGCGGCATCGACCTTGACGCCGCGGCCATACTTCAAATCGACGACGATCAGCTCATCAGGCAACAGCACCACGGCGTCGGCCGTGCCCTTGGCGTCGGGTTCATTGGTGAGGGCCTCGATGCTCAGGCGCTGCTCGACCATGAGCTCGCCGTCTAGGGCGCGTACGTAGTCGATGTACTGCTGCACGTGTTCGGCCATGTCTCGGGTGACTTCCCAGCCCTTGCCGTTGACCTCGATGACGCGGCCCAGGAAGGCGCTGGCATCCTGCCCGTTCGTCAGCGCCATGGCGGCCAGCTCGTGCGCCGCCGTGCCCTCGTCGGCGAAGTCGCTGGAATCGTCCGGGCACTCGGCTTCCAAGGGCACACTGCCGGGGCAGTGTAGCCAGCGGTGCGCGCTAGATGGGGACAATTGCGCATGGGCGGCCATGGCGTCAGACCCCCATCGCCTGATTGCAGGCGGCGATGACGTCGGCGTATTGCTCAGGCTTGAGTTGCTGGCCGTTGGTCACGCCGAACTGGGAGAGGACAGCGCGAGCGGCGTCGATGCCCTTGCCCTTGGCTAGCTTTCTCACAGCTTCGGCGGTTTCCTGATAGGTCGGCACTTTGGTCGCCTTATCGCTCGCCTCGGGGTTCTCGGCCTTGGATTTGGGCGCATCGGCTGCGTTGGATTCGGTCGAGGAAATCGCCGAGTTGTCGGACACAGTCGGGGTCGGCTCCGATGGTGGGGCTGCGTCGGGCTTTGGCTCGGCTTTACCCTTCTTGTTGGCGGGCTTGGCTTCGGCGGCAACCGCCGCGATCTGGGCGGCAGTGGTCGGGATGCCGGTCTTGATGGCGGCGATGAGCTCGCGCAAAGCGCTGGTGTTTTCTTGGATGGCTGCTTCGATGGACATGGTGGTTACTCCTGGTGGGTGGTTACGAGGTTGTTCAGGCGCGAGAAAACATCCCCGGCGTCGTTGGCCAGCTTGTGGAACTGCTCGGCAAGGTCGAGCTCGGCCTTGAGGGATTCGAGGGCGTCGAGCCCGGCAGCGACCAGGGCGTTGAGCAGCGCGACGGTGTTGGCGGGGTCGATGAGCATGGCGTCGAGCATTTCGCGCATGACGCTGGCGTCGATCTCGTACTCGTCGAGCAGGTCGGCGATGGGCTTGTTGGCGCTTTGCTCATCGAGCAGCGTTTCCAGGCGGTTGAGCAGTTCGAGCTCCAGCGGTGTGCTGGTCAGCGGATCGAGCTCGGCGCGGGCGGACGCAACCAGGCGGTCGGCGTCCATGCGCTGCATGAGTTGGGCGGTCATCATGGCGCGCGCTCCATCAGTATGTTGATGGCGATGCAGAGGGCGTCGCAGGGGTGGGGGGCGATGATGACCAGGTCAAGGCCGGAACCACCGCGCACGCGGTACAGCCGACCGGGAATTAGAGGTGTAGCTGCCATGTCGATGTCCTTCCGATGTATTCGTGAAGTTATTATTCGTTCTCGAAGGCGTCTAGTCAATACGTATATGAATAATTTAAGAAAACAAAAAGGCCCGCGATTGCGGGCCTAGTCGGATGGTGGGGGGTATTGGCTGGGCGCTACAGGCCGCCCGTGCCGCTCTTATCGCGCACGCGGCCCAGGATGCTGATGTGTTCGTCGGCCAGTTCGGGCGGCACTTCCTCGTCCTTATAGGCGGGGTTGTCGCTGCGCAGTATCAGAGTGCCATCGAGACGCCGGAAAAGGCGCTTGACGCGCAGGTCGTTGCCGTAGCGGATTGCGTAGACCTTGCCGTCGATGATCCGCGTGGGGTCAGTCTCGCCCGTGTCGATGAGCACCGAGTCACCATTAAACAGGAAGGGCTCCATGCTGTCGCCCACGACCTTGAAGCGTTTGGCGTTCTTGGGCTTGATGCCGGTCTTGTGGAACCAGGACAGGCGGTAAGTGGCGGGCTCGCTTTCCTCGATCTCGTCGTAGGTGGCCTGGTGCCCGGCACCGGCGCTGAAACTCACCCGGTACTCCTTCACCTGGATGGCATCGGCGGGCACCACGTCCTCGGGGTGCAAGGCCAGGACGTTGGCCCGCGCGATGGCATCGGCGGGCAAGCCTGTGGATAAATCTCGATCGAACAGACCATCAACGGTTACGCCGAAGTATTCGGCTAGCTGCCGAAGAGCATACGCACTAGGGCGTGATACCTGGCCTTTCAGCAGTCGATGCAACGCAGGCTGAGACAAACCAACCCTATTCGCCAAGGCGTTGGGGTTCGTTTTTTCCCTATCGAACAGATAGGCAAGATTGCGCCGCAGTTGTTCCATTCATCAACTATACGGGAACACATAAAATAATTCAAGATTGTTGCACCGGTATTCTTCCCCTCATATAATTCGTAAACGAATACACGGGGAAAACGAAATGAAAGATGCCACAACACCGACAATTCCCGCCGCCTACACCCAGCGCCCCGATGAACTGATCTACACCCTTATCCGCGCTGGCTGGTCACAAGAGCAGATCGCCGGTGCCACCGACGTATCCCAGCCCACCATCTGCCGCATCTACAGCGGTCGGCACAAAGACCCGCGCTACAGCGTGGTCGAGAAGCTGCGCCGCCTCGTCCTGAACCTCGACGACTTCCAGCAGGTAGCACGATGAACGGCGCACGTACCACATCCATGCGCCGTTTGCCGTGGCGTGAACGCTTGGGGCTGGGCCAATGACGGACACCTATCACGAATTCCTGTCCGCCAAGCGACTGACCGATCCGCCCACAGGATTGGCCGATATTCCGGATTTACCCGCCCAACTATTCCCGCATCAGGGTGATATCGTGCGCTGGGCTTTGCGTCGCGGACGTGCGGCCATTTTCGCGCAGACTGGCTTGGGCAAGTCCTTCATGGAGCTGGCCTGGGGTGGTGCCGTGCACCAGGCCACGGGGGGCGATATTCTCTTGATCACGCCCCTGGCGGTAGCCGGGCAGATGGTCAGCGAAGCGGAGAAGTTCGGGTTGCGCGCCAAACAGTGCGCCGATCAATCGGAAGTCGAACCTGGCATCACGGTCACGAATTACGCCAAGCTGCACCACTTCGATCTCTCCCGCTTCGTTGGCGTCATCCTCGACGAATCCAGCATTCTGAAATCCTTCACCGGCAAGACGCGTACCGCGTTAATTGATGCATGCGCCACCGTGCCATACCGATTGGCTGCGACCGCAACCCCGGCACCCAACGATTTCACGGAGCTGGGCAACCACGCTGAATTCCTTGGCGTCATGTCTCTGACTGGTATGCAGGCCGTGTTTTTCACGCACGACAATGGGGATACCGGCACCTGGCGCTTGAAAGGTCATGCCGAGCATGAATTTTGGCGGTGGATGTGCTCGTGGTCAGTCCTGTTGCGTCGCCCGTCCGACCTGGGCTATGCAGACGGCGGTTATGCGTTGCCAGATCTGCGACAAGTCGAGCATCTTGTTCCCGTTGATGGGCCTGCCGCTCGAACCATGAGCGAACGCCTGGCCGCGCGACGCCATAGCATCGCGCAACGGGTGCTGAAGGCGGCCGAGTTGACGCCTTCTGATCGCCCGTTCGTGTGGTGGTGTCATCTCAATGCCGAAAGCGAGGCCCTGGCCGCCGCGATTCCTGGGGCGGTAGAGGTGCGCGGCTCGGATAAAGAACAGGAGAAGGAGCGCAAACTGCGCGATTTTTCAGCAGGTCGCATCCGCGTACTGATCACGAAGCCATCGATCTGCGGGTTCGGCATGAACTGGCAACACTGCGCTGATACGGGCTTTGTCGGGCTGAATGATTCATTTGAACAGGTTTATCAGGCGGTGCGTCGCTTCTGGCGATTTGGGCAGGTTCGTCCTGTCACCGTGCATTTCATTGCTGCGTCCACCGAAGGCGCGGTGCTGGAAAATCTTCGCCGCAAAGAAGCCGATGCGGATCGCATGGGTGCCGCGATGGTCGCCAACATGGCCGATCTGTCGGCGGATCTGGTGCACGGCACCCTGCGGCAAACCGATACCTACACGCCGACGATCCCTGTGACCGTTCCTTTCTGGCTAACATCCGAGGAAATCCTCTCATGCTGACCGATATCAAGGCTGTCGATCAAGTTGTTACCGCCGACTATGCCATTTACCACGGTGATGCTTGCGAACTGATACGCGCTGTCCCTGACAATAGTGTCCACTTCGGTATCCATTCGCCGCCGTTCGAGGGTCTGTACAAGTTCACCAACTCCGATCGGGACGTGAGCAACAACGAAGGCGATGCTTTTTGGAAGCATTACGGCTTTCTGATAAGTGAGTTGCTGCGCGTGGCGATGCCGGGGCGCTTGCACAGCGTGCACGTCATGCAGTTACCCGCAACCAAAAGTCGCGAAGGTTACATTGGTATGCGCGACTTCCGAGGTGACGTCATTCGTGCGTATCAGGATGCCGGCTGGTTGCTGCACTCTGAAGTCTGCATCTGGAAAGACCCTGTTATTGCGCAGCAACGGACTAAATCCATTCGACTGCTCCATAAACAATTGTGCAAGGACTCCAGCTTAAGCGGGCAAGGGCTGGCCGATTACATCGTCACTTTCCGTAAGCCGGGCAACAACGAGATTGCGATTGCTGGTGAACTAGATCGCTACGTGGGGGATGCCGTGGACGTGTCGCGCGCGGCCTACGACAAGCAGGCCGACGCGCTGCGCGCCGAGGGTAAGGAGCCGTGGCCGTATCGCACCTGGGTCTCGATCATGACATGGCAGCGATATGCCTCGCCGGTATGGACGGATATCAACCAGACGCGCACGCTGCAGTACCGTAGCGCACGCGACGAAAAAGACGAGTTACACATCAGCCCGTTGCAGCTTGACGTGATCGAGCGCTGCGTCGAGCTGTGGAGTAATCCTGGCGAGGTCGTACTGACGCCGTTCATGGGTATCGGCTCCGAAGTGTACTGCGCGCTGGCCGCTGGTCGGCGAGGCGTTGGCTTCGAGCTGAAGGACAGTTATTGGCACCAGGCGGTCATTAACGTGCAACGGCTGGACGACGAGCTGATGGCGCAACTGCTGGGCTTGGCCGCATGACATCCCTCTTCCAACAGCATGGCCGCGCGCTGCTAGGTCACGGTTATCTCATCATCCCGATCAAGCCCGGCCACAAGCGACCGGCGCTAGAAAACTGGCAAACCGCGCGGCTGGGTGCTGCCGACCTGACCCGCTACCCCGGGCACGGTGTGGGTGTCTTGTGCGGGCAGGGGGCGCATCCGGTCGCCGCCATCGACGTGGACACCACCGACGAGATTCTGGCCGCGCGCTTCGTCGCCTGGTGCCAAGACAAGCTGGGCGTGACGTGCGAGCGCGTGGGCAATGCGCCCAAGATTCTGCTGGTCTACCGTGCCGAGTCCGAGGGCTGGGGTAAGGCTACCGGCGCGTGGTTTGAGGACTTGGTCGGTGAGCGCCACCGGCTGGAAGTGTTGGGCAAGGGCCAGCAGTTCGTCGCCTACCATGTGCACCCCGATACCGGCCAGCCGTACGAGTGGGTGGATCTGTTCGGCGGGCTGGATGTCATGCGTGCGTCCGACCTGCCGGTCATCACTGAGACGCAGGTCGAAGAAGCCTTGCAGGTGTTCGAGCAGATGGCCGAGGAAGCCGGGCTGGCACGCGTGACCGGCAGCACGTCGCGCACGGGCCTGAGCTCGGCACCCGAGGACGATCCGCTCATGGCCTACGAACCGCCAGTGGGTATTGATATTGCCCAAGCACGGCACTTGCTTGCCTTCGTCGATAACGAGGACTACGACACCTGGCTAAAAGTCGGCATGTCGCTGCATCACGAGTTCGACGGCAGCGGCCAGGCCCTGGCCTTGTGGGATGAGTGGTCGGCGACGGCGGCGAACTACGCCAGCAGCGAGGATGTGGCGCGGCGCTGGGAGTCGTTTGGCAAATCCAGCCGCAACCCGACGACGGCGCGCTGGCTGCTCAAGGTCGGCAACCAGGGCAAGCGCGACGCGGCGCGCGCCGAGAAGCGCACCGCGCTGGACGAGGCCAAGGCGCTCATCCTCGCGTGCGCCGATTCCATCGATCTGGTCAATGATGTCGCGCGCCGAGCGGGCGAAGCAGCCGGTATCGATCTGGCGCTGCGCGCCGAGTTGGCCGGGCTTATCCGTGCGCGATTCAAGGAGCTGACCGACACCACGCTGCCGGTGGCCGACGTACGCGCGGCGATGGCGGGCGGGAGCAAGGTCGCGCCATTTAACAAGCAGCGTCGGCAGATGACCGAGTTTGGCAATGCCGAGCGGATGCTCGACCACTACGTTGACGGCCTGATGTATGTGCCAGAAATCGACGGCTGGTATACCTGGACAGGCATCTACTGGCGTCGCGCCGCCGGCGTCGAGCTCGAACACCTTGCCAAGGAAACGGTGCGCGGGCTCGCTGACGAGTCCAAGGCCATCGAGAGCGACGCCGAACGTGTCGCGTTCCTCAAATTCTGCGCCGCGAGCCAGCGGGCCGTCATGGTGCGTAATATGGTCAGTCTGGCGCAGTCTGACCCGCGCGTCGTGGTGGGCATGGCTGAGCTGGACAAGCACACGCACTTGCTGGGCGTGGGCAATGGCGTGGTCGATCTGACCACCGGCAAGTTGCTGCCGCCCGACCAGGCGTACCGCGTGACGACAATCACCGAGACGGAATACATTGCTGCGGCCACCTGCCCGCTGTTCGAGCAGACCGTCGCCGACGTGTTCTTCGGCGACGCCGACATGATCGGATTTTTCCAGCGCCTTATCGGCTACAGCCTGATGGCGCAGCCCAATGAGGACGTGATCGCCATCCCCTACGGGTCGGGCAGCAACGGCAAGAGCACGGTACTGGGTGCCATCCGTTCTGTACTGGGCGATCACGCCAAGATGGCGAGCGCGGATACGTTCTTGAGCAACGGCGCAGCCGGTGCCACGGCGGGCAGTGCACGCGAGGACTTGCTGCGGCTGCGCGGCGCGCGCTTCGTCTACGTCAGCGAGCCCGACGAGGGCAGCGAGTTGCGCGAGGGTCTTATCAAGGCGATGACCGGCGGCGAGTCGCTACCGGCGCGCGGCCTGTATTCTAGAACCACGGTCGAGGTCGCGCCCACGTGGGTGGCCTTCATGCCAACGAACCACCGGCCCATCGTCAAGGGCGATGACCACGCGATATGGCGGCGTCTGCTGCCGGTACCCTTTACGCGCAACTTCGACCAGGACTTGACTCTGACGAAAGACCCAGACCGAGCCGAGAAGCTGGCGACCGAGGCGCAGGGCATCCTGGCGTGGTGCGTGCGCGGTGCGCTCGCCTACCAGAAGGACGGCCTGCGCCCACCAGGCGCGGTGCGCCAGGCGCGTGACGACTACAAGATCGATATGGACTTGCTGGCCGAGTGGCTCGACGAGTGCTGCGAGGTCGGCCCCAACCATGTGGAGAGCAACGCCCGGCTATGGGCGTCGTGGGAAGCCTTCGCCAAGGCGCGCGGCGAGCTGCGGTTCATCGCCAGCGCCAAGAGCCTGGGGCGACGGCTGGACAGCAAGGGCTTCTCGCCTATCGACAGCACACACGGGATACGCGGCAAGGGGCGTCGAGGTATTCGCGTGCGACGCGTGGGAGACTTCGAGTGATAGCGCAGATTTTTTCAAACTGCAATTTTTTACGTGTTTGTGAACGTGCAAGTTTTTACGTGTTGCGAGTGCGCAAAATTTTGCAGATTCGTGAACGTGCAATTTTTTACGTGTTTAACGCGCAATTTTTTGCGAATTGGCCTTGTTTTGCCTCGTTTGCCTCGTTTCTACCCCCTTTTTTAGGAAGTCCTATACGCGCGCGTGAGGAGTTTCCTAAAAAAACCGTGAGAAACGAGGCAAACGAGGCAAGTAAAAAATTACGTGTTTAACGCGCAAAATTTTGCAGATTCAAGGAGGGGCAGCGCATGCAGAAAACCGTGGCCGTAAACGAGCGCGGGTTGCGCATCGGTGAGGATCATCCGAGGGCCGGGCTGACGGATGCCGAGGTCGAGCGCATCCGCGAGTTGCACGAGGAGGGCATGAGCTACGCCGTGCTGGCCGAGAAGTTCGAGCAGACCAAGGGGGCGATTGCGAAGATTTGCCGCTATGAGCGGCGCGGGCAGTTCGTGGCGGGATTCAGGGGGGTGCCCGTACCTGACGACGAAGTAAGCGAAACTTGAGAGTATGAAGTTGACACCTGAAAAACTCACCGCCTTTTGCGCTGCCTTGGCCGAGACGTGCAACGTCGGCAGGGCGTGCGCTGCCGTGGGGATTTCTCGCATGACCGCGTACACCTGGCGCAAAGGCATGCCCGATTTCGCCGACGCGTGGGGGCAAGCCATGAAGGCGGGTGTGCTGGCTTTGGAAGACGAAGCGCACCGCCGTGCATTCGAAGGCGTGGACGATCCGTTAACCCACCAGGGCCAGTTCACGTACCTGTACCGCGACAAGGTGGACGAGGACGGCAAACCCGTTTACGACGCCAACGGCATGCGCGAGCGCGAGCCAGTGCTGGACGAGAAAGGCGAACACAAAATCGCTGCGGTGCGCAAGTACAGCGACACGCTGGCTATCTTCCTGCTGAAAGCGCACGACCCGGCCAAGTACCGAGACAACACGCGCATGGAGCTGACCGGTGCCAACGGCGGCCCGGTGCAGATCGGCGATACCGAGCGCACCGCGCGCCTGGCCGCGCTCGTGGCCGCGGCCCAGCGGCGCGCGCAAGGCGAAGACGACGATCCCGCCGCTGGCCTGGTATGAGCAGTGTTGCCGATATCCGCCGGTTGATGGCCTACATGACCCCGGACGAGCTCGCCGAGGTCGATGCGCTGCTGGCAGCCGACATGCGGGAAACCCCGTGGCGCGCGCTTCCGGGGCCGCAGCTTCAGGCATTTGATTCGCCCGCCGACGTGACGGGATACGGCGGCGCTGCCGGTGGCGGCAAGACCGATCTTGCCGTGGGCCTGGCCCTCACTGCCCACGATCGTACGCTGTTCGTGCGGCGCGAGAAGGCGCAGACTGAGGGCTTCGTGCAACGCCTTGCCGAGGTGCTGGGCAGCACTGACGGCTACAATTCGCAGAAGGGCTTCTGGCGGCTGCCAGGCGCTCGCCTGTGCGAACTGGCCGGTCTCGATAACCCCGGCGACGAGCGCCGGTGGCAAGGCCGCCCCCACGATTTGATCGTGCTGGACGAGGCAACCGAGCTGCGTGAGCAACAGGCCCGCTTCGTGCTGGGCTGGAACCGTACCTCAAAGGCCGATCAGCGGTGCCGCGTGCTGATGACCTTCAACCCGCCGACGACGGTTGGGGGCCGGTGGGTTATCGACTACTTCGCTGCCTGGCTCGATCCGAAACACCCAAACCCAGCGAAGTCCGGCGAGTTGCGCTGGTTCGCGGTGATCGACGGCAAAGAGCAAGAAGTCGCGGACGGTGCACCCTTCGCGCATGACGGGCAGACCGTCGTCCCTCGCAGCCGCACGTTCATCCCTTCGCGCATTGGCGATAACCCCTTCCTGATGGGCACGGGCTACGAGTCTGTGCTGCAATCCCTGCCCGAGCCGCTGCGCAGCCAGATGCTTTATGGCGACTTCGCAGCGGGCATCGAGGATGACCCGTGGCAGGTCATCCCGACGGCATGGGTTGAGGCCGCGCAGGCGCGTTGGATGCGTCCTGACCGGCTGGGGCCGATGGATAGCCTGGGCGTGGACGTGGCTCGCGGCGGGCGCGACAACACGATCCTGGCCCGTCGTCATGGCATGTGGTTCGACAAGCCTCTGACCCATCCCGGTGCGGATACACCAGATGGCCCGACCGTGGCCGGTCTGGCCATTGCCGCCGTGCGCGACGGTGCGGTCATGCACCTGGACGTCATCGGCGTGGGTTCGAGCCCCTACGACTTCCTGGTGCAGGCTAAGCAGCAGATCGTGGGCGTGAACGTCGCCGAGGCCGCGCGCGGCACCGACAAGTCGGGTCGGCTGCGCTTTTTCAACCTGCGCAGCGAGTTGTGGTGGCGGATGCGCGAAGCGCTCGACCCGACACACAACACGGGCATCGCGCTGCCGCCCGATGCGCGGCTGCTGGCCGATCTCACCGCGCCCACGTGGTCGCTGTCCGGTGCCACGCTCAAAGTGGCGAGCCGCGAGGACATCGTCGCGAAGATCGGCCGCTCGCCCGATTTTGGCAGCGCCTACGTGCTCGCGCTTATGGACACGCCCAAGCGTGCGACCATCGAGGCGATCGCCCAGGCGCGCAGCCGACTGGACTACGACCCCTACGCACGCATGTAGAGGGGTGCCCGTGTCGCGCGCGATCGCCGCTACTGTGCGCGGCATGGAACCCGCAATTGTCCGCCGCGTCGCCGCCGCTGAACTGGCTAACGCGCCCGCCTTCGCCAGTCTGTGCGCCGAATACGCGCATGAATCGGCCAATGCTGACCTGGCTGGGTGCGCGCCCGATTACCACGCCTATGCCAGCATGGAAGCCGCAGGCGTGGCGCACTTCCTGGGCGTGTTCCGCGGCGAGGAGCTGGTGGGCTTTGCTTGCCTCTTGGTCACGCCGGTGCCGCACTTCCATGGTCGCTTGATCGGCACCACCGAGTCCATCTTCGTAGCCGCTGCGCATCGGCCTGGTGGCGCTGGCATGGCGCTGCTGCGCGCCACCGAGGCGCTGGCCCGCGACTTGGGTGCCACGGGCCTGTATGTGTCCGGCCCAGCCGAGGGCCGCTTGGTGCAGTTGCTGCCCGCCGCAGGCTACCGCGAAACCAACCGCACGTTTTATCGGGGGCTGCACGCATGAATGCCGTTATCGCCCCCCGCCCACACCTGCCTGCGATGTCGCCCGAGGCCATCGACCGAGTGCGTCGCCTGGAAGGCGCGCTCGCGCAAATGCCGCAGGTCGATATCCCCACGGCTCACCTGTTCCACGCCGGGGTATACGCGCGAACCATCCGCATCCCGGCGGGCGTTGCGCTGACCGGCGCGCTCATCAAGGTGTCCACCGTGCTGATTTTTAGCGGACACGCGACCGTATTCATCGGCGGCGAGGCCGTCGAGCTGCACGGTTATCACGTCATTGCCGCCAGCGCCGGGCGCAAGCAGGCATTCGTGGCGCACGCCGACACCGACCTGACCATGCTGTTTCCCAGCGCGGCGCAGTCGGTCGCCGAGGCCGAGGCCGAATTCACCGACGAGGCCGACTTGCTGCTGTCGCATCAGCAAGGGTTTGAGACCATCACATTCACGGGGGAATAGATTATGTCAGGAGCCACTACTGCTGTGGTTGCCGCGGCCGCCGTCGGGGCGAGCATGTACGCGTCGAACAAGCAGGCAAAGGCGCAGAAGCATGCGCAGAATCAGGCGCAGCAGCAGGCGCAGCTGCAGGCCGACCAGGCGCGGGCCGAGTCCGACCGGCTAACGCAGGAATACCAGAAGCAGACCGAAGCCTATCAACAGCAGGCCAAGATCATGCAGCAGCAACTGCTCAACTCGCAGCAGTCGTTTAACCGCGCGAACCAGAAGCAACCCAACGCGCATCGCGCGCTATCGGCTGTTGGCAGCGCGGCCAAGGCGGGCCAGTCCGGCACCATGCTGACCGGCCCGCAGGGCGTCGATCAATCGGCCCTGACGCTGGGCAAGTCCACGCTACTTGGGCAATAACATGGCCGAGCAAACCGAGCGCAAACTGCTGCTTTCGCGCTGGGGGCAACTGCGCACCGAGCGCGAAAGCTGGATGTCGCACTGGAAGGAAATCAGCGACTACCTGTTGCCGCGCGCGGGGCGTTTCTTCGTGCAAGACCGCAACCGCGGCGCGAAGCGGCACAACAACATCCTCGACAACACCGGCACGCGCGCGCTGCGCGTGCTCGCCGCCGGCATGATGGCCGGCATGACCAGCCCGGCCCGGCCCTGGTTCCGCCTGACAACCTCGGTTCCCGAGCTGGACGAGTCGGCATCCGTCAAGGCGTGGCTGGCGAACGTCACGCGCTTGATGTTGATGATCTTCGCCAAGTCGAACACCTACCGCGCGCTGCACTCCATGTACGAGGAGCTCGGCGCGTTCGGCACGGCCAGCAGTATCGTGCTGCCCGACTTCGACGCGGTGGTCTATCACCACTCGCTGACGGCTGGCGAGTACGCCATCGCGACCGACAATCAGGGGCGCGTTAACACGCTGTATCGGGAATTCCAGGTTACGGTCGCGCAGATGGTGCGCGAGTTTGGTAAGGACAGGTGCAGCACCACGGTGCAAAACCTATTCGACCGCGGTGCGCTGGATCAGTGGGTGACGGTCATCCATGCCATCGAACCACGCGCCGACCGCGATCCGAGCAAGCGCGATGACCGCAACATGGCGTGGAAGTCGGTCTATTTCGAGCCGGGGGCCGACGAAACCCGCACGCTGCGCGAATCGGGCTATCGATCGTTTCGCGCATTGTGCCCGCGCTGGGCCTTGGCGGGTGGCGATATCTACGGCAACAGTCCAGCGATGGAAGCATTGGGCGACGTGCGCCAGCTACAGCACGAGCAACTGCGCAAGGCGCAAGGCATCGACTACAAGAGCAATCCGCCGCTGCAACTGCCGGTGTCGGCCAAGAACCAGGACATCAGCACTGTGCCGGGCGGCCTGTCCTATGTGGACGCGGCCGCGCCCAACGGCGGCATCCGTACCGCGTTCGAGGTCAATCTCGACCTGTCGCACCTGCTAGCCGACATCGTGGACGTGCGCGATCGCATCAAGGCGAGTTTTTATGCTGATTTGTTCCTCATGCTCGCCAACGGCACCCTCCCGCAGATGACGGCCACCGAGGTGGCCGAGCGTCACGAGGAAAAGCTGCTCATGTTGGGGCCGGTGCTTGAGCGGATGCACAACGAAATCCTCGACCCGCTCATCGATTTGACGTTTGCCCGCATGGTCGAGGCCAACATCTTGCCGCCCCCGCCGCAGGAAATGCAGGGCGTTGACTTAAGCGTTGAATTTGTCTCCATGCTCGCGCAGGCCCAGCGCGCCATCGCCACTAATTCAGTGGATCGCTTCGTCGGCAACCTGGGCGCGGTGGCCGGCATCAAGCCCGAGGTTCTGGACAAGTTCGACGCCGACCGCTGGGCCGACACCTACGCCGACATGCTGGGTATCGACCCCGAGCTGATCGTGCCGGGCGATCAGGTGGCACTGATTCGCCAGCAGCGCGCCCAGCAACAGCAGGCCGCGCAGCAGGCTGCGCTCCTGAACCAGGGGGCAGACACGGCGGCCAAACTGGGCAGCGTCGATACCAGCAAACAAAACGCGCTTACCGACGCGACGCGCGCATTCAGCGGTTACGCCTGATGGGGTGCCCGTGTCTCGCCATCCAGCCCATAGAGTGCGCGTATGAGTCACTACGACCCTACCGATGTTCGAGGCCAGGAACGCGCGCAGGCCGACAGCGACCTGCGCCGCCGACTGGCCAAGGACAACGAGGAAGCGGATTTTAAGTGGCTCATGAGCAGCAAGCGGGGGCGCCGCATCGTGTGGCGCTTTCTGGAACGAGCCGGCGTGTACCGACTCTCGTTCAACACTAACGCGATGGCGATGGCTTTCGCGGAAGGGAACCGGAACGAGGGCCTGCGACTGTTGGCGCACCTCCACACGCTCTGCCCTGAACTCTATGCCGTGATGGTGAAGGAACAGAACCATGACAACCGAAACGCTGATAACGCAAGCCGCAACGACCACTGAAGGCCAGCCCGCAGCGCAAGCGGCCACCGAACAACCCGCTACGGGTGCGGGCGACGGTGGCCAACAGCAGCAACAGCCATCCCAGGAGCAAGTCATCCAAGGCCAACCGCAGGCCGAGGGCGACGACCAGGCCAAGCCGCAAGGCGCGCCCGAAACGTACGAGTTCCAGGCCCCTGAGGGCGTGGCGTTCGACGACGGTGTGCTGGGTGCCTACGCCGAAGTTGCCAAGGAGTTGGACATGCCCCAGGACAAGGCGCAACGCGTGCTCGACAAGATGCTGCCTGTGATGCAGGCGCGTCATGCCGAGCAAGCCGGTGAGTTCTACGCGGACATCGGCGGCCTGCCCGAAACCTGGGCGAGCTCGTCCACGGCTGACAAGGAATTCGGCGGCGACAAGCTGCATGAAAACCTTGCCACGGCGAAGAAGGCGCGCGACGCCTTCGGCACGCCCGAACTCACCACGCTGCTGAACAAAACCGGCCTGGGCAATCACCCCGAAGTCATCCGGGTGTTCTACCGGGCCGGCCTGGCAATCAGTGAAGACCGCCTCGTGGTCGGCAACAAAGGCAACCAGCCCAAGCAGGGCGACGCGCGGCGTCTCTATGCAGCTTCCAACATGAATCCGTAAAGGAGCGTTTCAAATGCCCACTCTTTCCACCACCAATCCGACGCTGGCCGATGTCGCGGCCCGCATGACCTCGGACGGCAAGATCGACCCGCAGATTGTCGAAATGCTCAACGAAACCAACGAAATTCTCGACGACATGACCGTCATCGAAGCCAACGGTTTCACCGAACACAAGACCACGGTTCGCAGCGGCCTGCCCACCGGCACCTGGCGCAAGCTGAACTACGGCGTGCAGCCCGAGAAGTCCCGCACCGTGCAGATCAAGGACAGCATGGGGATGCTGGAAACCTACGCCGAAGTGGATAAGGCCCTGGCCGACCTGAACGGCAATTCCGCATCCTGGCGTTTGTCTGAAGATCGTGCCTTCATCGAGGGCATGAACCAGACCCAGGCGACTACGCTCTTCTACGGCGATTCCAGCATCGACGCCGAGAAGTTCATGGGCCTGACGCCGCGCTTCAATAGCCTGTCGGCGGAAAACGGCCAGAACATCATCGACGCCGGTGGATCGGGTAGCGACAACGCATCCATCTGGCTGACGGTGTGGGGGCCAAACACGCTGCATACCATCTATCCGAAGGGTTCGCACGCCGGTCTGCACTCGCGCGATCTCGGCGAGGACACGCTGACCGATGCCGCCGGTGGCCGCTACCAAGGCTACCGCACCCATTACAAGTGGGACATCGGCCTGACCCTGCGCGACTGGCGCTACGTCGTGCGCATCGCCAACATCGACGTGTCCGATCTGACGAAAAACGCCAGCGCGGGTGCCGACCTCATCGACCTGATGACCCAGGCCGTCGAACTCATCCCGAACGTGGGCATGGGCCGCGCGGCCTTCTACATGCCGCGCAAGATTCGCAGTTTCCTGCGTCGCCAGATCACCAACAAAGTGGCGGCCTCAACGCTGACGATGGAAGAAATCGCTGGCAAGAAAGTGGTCGCGTTCGACGGCATCGCGTGCCGACGCACCGATGCGCTGCTGCTGACCGAGGCCCGCGTGGTGTAACAGGCCAGGGGCGCGCGTACGCCCCTAGCCGCGAATTCATAAAAGGAATCCCAGCCATGATTATCGATAAACTGCTCCAAGTCTCGGACGGCCAGACCGTCAACACGACCGCGGTCTCCACCGATGTGATCGACTTCGGCCAGGCCAATCCCAACACCGGCATGGATGACCGCAGCAAGATGGTTATCACGGTAGACGAATCGGTCGCTTCTTCTGCTAACACCGCGACCGTCACGTTCGCGGTTCAGGACTCGGCGGACAACGTCGTCTTCGCCACCGTAGCCTCCACCGGTGAGATCGGCAAGGCCAACCTCGCTGCGGGCGAGCAGGTGGTCATCCCGATGCCCACCACGCTGCGCCGCTACTGCCGCGTCTTTTATCGAACCTCACACCAGCTGACGGCGGGCAAGTTCTCGGCGCAAGTCGTGACCGGCATCCAGCAGAACGTGGCGTATCCCGACAGCCCGCGCATCGCGTAACGAGGTAGCAACATGGAAGTGATCGCACTGAAACAGGGCTATTTCGGCAAGCTGCGCGAGCCGGGCGAGAAGTTCGTCGTACCGGACGGCGCGAAGGCGTCCTGGTTTGCGCCGACTGCGGCGACACAGCACGCACCGCGCGCCGGTAAGACCCCCAAGCAACCCGCCGACAAGTCGCCGCCGACCGACACGTCCGGCGGCGACTTGGTGTAACGAGTCTGCCTTCGGTGGGGTAACACCCGCGAACTTACGGGGGCTTCGCGCCTCCGCTTTTTTCTTGAGGCGCTGCGATGGCATCCGAGGTTGATATCTGCAATCTGGCATTGGCCTACCTGGGCGATGAGGCCACGGTCGCGGGCATCAACCCGCCCGAGGGTTCCGTGCAGGCCGAATATTGCGCGCGCTTCTACCCGTTCGCGCGCGACTCGCTGCTTGAACTGCACACCTGGGGGTTTGCCACCCAATACGTGCCGCTTGCTGCGCTGGGCATTTCCCGGCCCGAGTGGCGCTTTGCCTACGCCCAGCCTGCCGACACCATCAAGATCGTGGCCGTGCTGGCGCACGATGCGGCGAACATCGAGGATGGCGGCGACCACGCGCAGCCGTTTAGCTGCGAAATCGACAACACCGGCACCAACATCATCCTGACCAATCAGGCCCGAGCGGCGGCGCGCTATATCAGCCTGGTCAAGGACACGACCAAGTTCTCGCCGCTATTCGTCCAGACCCTGGCTTGGCACCTGGCGTCGATGCTGGCCGGGCCGCTGCTCAAGGGCGACGTGGGCGCCGCAGAATCGAAACGCTGCGTCGGTGCCATGCAGGCGTACCTGTCGCAAGCGATGGTGTCCGACGCCAACCAGCGCAAGACCAAGCCGACCCACATGCCAGACTGGATGCGCGCTCGCGGCACAGGCTTCGTGGACGGCAACCTCGGGTGGAGGTGCTGATGGCTAACGTGCGCGTCCTGCAGCGCTCCTTCGGTGGCGGCGAAATCAGCCCGGAAATGTTCGGGCGCATCGACGACGTGAAGTATCAAAGCGGTCTGGCCATCTGCCTCAATTTCGTGGTCAAACCCCAAGGCCCAGCCGAGAATCGCGCTGGCTTCGCTTTTGTGCGCGAGGTCAAGGACTCGACAAAGAAAGTGCGGCTCATCGCGTTCACTTACTCGGTCACGCAAACAATGGTCATCGAGTTGGGTGCGGGATATTTCCGCTTCCACACTCATGGCGCCACGCTGCTGGATAACGGCACCCCCTACGAAATCGCAAACCCCTACGCCGAAGCCGACCTGTTTGGCATCCATTACGTGCAATCGGCCGACGTGCTCACGCTCGTGCATCCGAATTACGCGCCGCGCGAACTGCGCCGTATGGGTGCGACCGACTGGCAACTGACGGCAATCGCCTTCACGTCTCCGGTGGCTACACCCACGGACGTGACGGCCACGTCGAACGACAAGGGTGACGACTACACCTACCGCTACGTGGTCACGGCCTTGGACGCCGAGGGCAAAACCGAGTCCGCGCCGTCCTCGCCCGGCACCTGCACTAACAACCTGTTCACCAACGGCGCGGCCAACACCATCGCATGGTCGGCCTCGGCGGATGCATCGCGCTACAACGTCTATAAGGAACAAGGTGGCCTGTACGGCTACATCGGGCAGACCCCCGACACTTCGCTGGTGGACGACAACATCGCGCCTGATCTGTCCGTTACGCCGCCCATCTACGACGCCGTGTTCAACGCCGTCGGCGACTACCCCGCTGCGGTGTCCTACTTCGAGCAGCGCCGGTGCTTTGCCGGCACAACCAGCAAACCACAGAACATTTGGATGACGCGCAGCGGCACCGAATCGGCCATGTCGTATTCGCTGCCCGTGCGGGATGACGACCGGGTAGCTTTCCGTGTCGCGGCGCGCGAGGCCAACGCTATCCGCCATATTGTGCCGCTCACCGAGTTGCTGCTGCTCACGTCCTCGGGCGAATGGCGCGTGGCCTCGGTGAACTCCGACGCGGTGACGCCCACCACCATCAGCGTGCGCCCGCAGTCCTACGTGGGCGCTACCGACGTGCAGCCGGTTGTGGTTAACAACACGACGCTCTACGGTGCCGCGCGTGGCGGCCACGTGCGCGAACTGTCCTACAACTGGCAGGCCAACGGCTTTGTCACCGGCGACCTGTCCTTGCGCGCGGCGCACCTGTTCGACAACCTCGACGTCCTGGATATGGCGTATGCCAAGGCACCGCAGCCTATCGTGTGGTTCATCAGCAGCAACGGCAAGCTGCTGGGCCTGACCTATGTGCCCGAACAGCAGATCGGCGCCTGGCACCAGCACGACACGGACGGCGTGTTCGAGTCCTGCACGGTGGTCGCCGAAGGTAACGAGGATCGACTCTACGCCGTCATCCGTCGCACCGTTGGGGGTAAGGAAGTGCGCTACGTCGAGCGCATGGCCTCGCGCCAATTCGACGCCCAGGCCGACGCTTTCTTCGTCGATAGCGGCCTGACCTATTCGGGCGAACCGGTCAGCCATATCAGCGGCCTGGAACATCTTGAAGGTAAAACCGTCAGCATCCTGGCCGATGGCGCGGTGCATCCCCCGCGCATCGTCATGGGCGGCGCTATCGACCTGGACGAAGAAGCCCGCATCGTGCATATCGGCCTGCCCATCACTGCGGAACTGCAAACTCTGCCGGTGGCGATGCAACTGGACGACAGCTTCGGTCGGGGGCGCGTCAAGAACATCAACAAGCTATGGCTGCGGGTGCACCGGTCATCCGGCATCTTCGCTGGCCCGCACGCGCACGCGCTCACCGAGGTCAAGCAACGTACCTCGGAACCATACGGCTCGCCGCCCGCGCTCAAGAGTGAGGAAATCGCGCTCGTCCTGTCGCCGAGCTGGGGCGACAGCGGGCAACTATTTGTCCGGCAGGCTGACCCCCTGCCGCTGATGATCGTGTCGATGTCGGCAGAAATCGCCATCGGCGCATAGGAGAAAACGCCATGTCAGGAGCAACCTCAGCCATCGCATTGGGCTCTTCCATCGCCAGTGCGGGGACGGGCATGGCGGGCAGTTATTACGGCGCACGGTCGCAGCAAAGCGGCCTGCAATTTCAATCGAACATGGCGCGCATCAACGCCGGTATCGGCCACACCAACGCGAACACCATCGAGTCCCTCGGTAACGCCAACGCCGAGGCCATCCTGACGACCGGCGACTTCAACGCGCGCATCGCCGAATTGGGCGCGCAGTCGGCGCTCGAAGCCGGTCAGCAACACATTGCTGCGCAGACCCTCAAAGCCGGGCAACTGAAAGGCACCCAGCGTGCGGCGCTGGCCGCCAACGGCATCGACCTGGGCGTTGGCAGCGCCGCCGAAGTGCAGGTATCGAGCGACATCGTCAAGCAAATCGACACGGACACGCTGCGCGCCAACGCTGCGCGCGCCGCCTGGGGCTATCGGACGCAGGGCATGGATGCACAACTGCAGGCGCAGCTTGCCGCCCTCAACACCCGCACACAAGCCAAGGTGCAAGGCATCAATCTGCGCACCGGCGCTGGCAGCATGCATGCTGACGCGCTGCTCAAAAACGGCTCGGCCGCCGGCATCAGCCCGGTGGCCGCAGGATTCTCATCGCTATTGTCTAGTGCTGGCGACGTGGCCAGCTCCTGGTATCGGTACTCGCAGTCCAAAGGGTAAGAACCATGCCTCGCGTGCCCGTTTATGATTCCCCGCAGGTCTCGCCCACTACGGTGCCGCAGGCGCGCATGGCCACGCCCAGCTTCGCCGCGCCCACTTTTCGCGGCGCAGACGCTCCGGTGTTCCAAGACACGGCGAACCCGCAGGCCCGGCAGTTCAGTCAAAGTGTGCGCCAATTCGGCCACGACATGGGCCGCATCGCCGACAACATGGTGCAACAGGCCAACCAGTTGCGCGAGGCCGATGCGCGTAACCGTGGAGAGGAAGCCGCGCTACGCCTGACCCACGACAAGGACATCGGCTTCTTGAACCTCAAGGGCATCAATGCCCTGGAACGGCCAGACGGTAAACCCCTGGCGGACGAATACGGCGACAAACTCAAGCAGGAACTCGATGAAATCGCCAGCGGATTGAGTAACGACGCGCAGCGCCAAGCCTTCGCGCTGTACGCCAATGACCGCCTGGTCAAGTTTCGCGGTCAGGCAATTCGGCACGAAGCGCAGGAATACCAGACTTACGCGCTGTCAGTTTCCGAAGGGGTGCAGGCCACGGCCATGCGCGACATCGCGCTGAACTGGAACAACCCCGAGGCCGTTGAATCGGCGGTCGAACGCATCGAGGCCGAGGTGTTCCGGCAGGGGCAACTATTGGGCAAGTCAGCAGCGTGGCAAAAGGCGCAGGCCCGTAAGCTGACCAGCGGCGCGCATAAGCTCGCGCTCATGGCTGCGCTGGAAAACACCAACCCAGTGTACGCCGACGCCTACCTTGCCAAATACAGCAAGGACATGGAGGCCAACGATATTCTGGCGGTGCGCGGCCACATCACCAAGGAAGTGGACCTGCAAGTAGCCAGCATCGCCGCAGATTCGGTACTTCAAAAGTACGGGCCGCGCATGCATACCAGCGACGCAGAGCGTGCTTTTCACATCGCTGTCGGTACGGAATCGAACCATCAGCAGTTCGACGCCCAGGGCAACCCGCTCACCTCGAGCAAGGGCGCTATCGGTATCGCCCAGCTCATGCCCGGCACGGCACCCGAAGCGGCCAAGCTGGCCGGTCTGCCGTGGGACGAACACCGATACAAAACTGACCCGACCTACAACAAGGCGCTGGGCATGGCGTATTTTCAAAAGCAGTTGCAGGACTTTGGCGGCAATCTCGCCCAGACCTATGCCGCCTATAACGCAGGCCCCCAGGCCGTTCGCGACTTTCGCGATGGCACAAACAAAAGTGGTAAGAACCCCAAAAAGATCACGACGCCTGACGGTATCCCGCCTTTTGCGGAAACACTCAACTACGTCAACAAGAACATGCGCGAGTTCGCCGCTGGCAAGGGCAAAGCCGCGCCGCCTTCCCTGGCAGAAATGAAAGCCGACTTGCGCAGCAACCCCCAGATGATTAACAGCCCATCGCGCCTTAAATCTGCTGAAACCCTGCTGGAAACACGGTACAAGGAAGATCAAGCCGCCCGCAAGCAAGCCGACGCCCAAGCCGTGGACGCGGTATTGCGCGAGCTGTACGCCAACGGCGGACGCCTGGACGCCGTGCCCGCTGCCTTGCGCGCGCAATTGCCCGGCGACAAGCTGGGCACGGTCATGGACTTCGCCGATAAGGTGGCGAAGTCGGGCAAGGCCCACAACCCTGAAGCCTGGGCTGGCATCTTGAGCTTGCCGCGTGAGCAGTTGGCCGGTATGTCGCCGCTGGACTTCTATCAGCAGTTCCGGCCGGTACTGGACGATGCACACTTGGAAAAAGGCTACGCCTTGATCGCTGAGGCATCCGGCACCGCGACCGACAAGCATCTGGAAATCATCAGCGTAGACAGTCGCTTGAGGGACGCCGCTCTCCGTGCAGGGCTTCTGCCGGAATTCGGCCGACCGAACAAAGACCAGCAGCAGCGGTTTGCACAATTTGAACGCGCGGTCGATGATCGTGTGCGCCGGTTCGAACAATCTGACCTGGCCGACAAGCGCAAGGCCAACGGCGAGGAACTACAGCGAATCCTCGACGCGACACTACTGGATACGGCGTTCGTACCCGGAAAGCTCTGGGACTCTACCGCACTGACGGCGGTCATGACGCCCGACGAACTGGCCAATGCCTATGTCAAGGTCGAGGGTGACAAAGTGAAGTTGACCGACATACCGACCAGCCAGCGCGCCCTGATCGCCTCCAAGTTGCAAGCCCGTGGCATGGCCATCACAGAACAACGTATCGCTGAACTGTGGGTCGCTGCCGGTCGCCCCCAATAAGCGGAGTCATTACATGCCTGACATTTACGACCAGCTTCTTGATGCGCGAGCCCCCAAGCCCATAGCCGTGGATACTGCCGCGCCGGTAGCGCAGCAAGACCCCTACGACACCTTGCTTGATCAGCAGCAAACGCAAGAGGGCCGCGCATCAATCTTCGGTCTGGAACAAGCGGCCAGAATCAAACCCGACCACGCGGCCCAGGTGCAGGCACTGGCCCGGTCGTCAGGCCTACCGGTGGATTTGGTCGAGCGTAATTTCGACCGGGTTCAACAGCGCGACAAAGCCTTAAAAATGCAGTCTGTCATGGCGTCCTCGCCCATACTGGCCCAACAGATGCGGGCACCGGAATTTGCGGGCGTCGCACTGGGCGATGTGGAGCATCTCGCCGCCATCGAACGCGCCTTGCGCGAGTTCGGTCAGCTAAAGGCCTCGACCGGACCCGACGCGTCGTTGCGTTCAGTCGCGGGCGGTCTACGCAATACGATCGCCAACCTATACCCAGCCTTGCGCGAAGGTCTGCGCTTGGAATTTGCCGACACGTTCGGCTTTGATGCCATGCGCCGCGATGCCATGCGCCGGGCCGCTCATATCCAAATGTCCAGCACGCTGGCCACGCCAGTATTTGAAAGCAGCACGGCCCAGGGACTGTACGGCGGCGCTGCCAGTGTCCTGCAGATGGTGCCGTCCGTGGTGGCGGGCATTGCCACGCGAAGCCCTGGCATTGCTCTGGCCGTGCTGGGCGCGCAAACCCATCCTGTGAACTACACCAAATACCGGCTGCGCAGCGGTACCGTGGGCGAAGCGATGCTGGGTGCCACGCTGGAGAGCGGCATCGAAGTGGCTACAGAAATGCTACCCATGAGCTTTCTGGTCAAGAACTTGGGACGGGTCGGCCTGGGTCAATTCGTGTCCGGGTTCGTCGGGCGTGAAATGTTGACTGAGCAGGTGGCCACGATCACGCAAGACGCCGTCGATACGGCCATTGCCAACCCTGAAAAGACCTGGGCCGAATACGCCGCCGAGCGGCCCGACGCGGCTTACCAGACGTTCCTGGGCACGCTGGTCGCCAGCGGTGTGTTTGGCGGCATGAACACCGTGGCCCGACGCTTGGCAGGCCGTGAACAAGACGCCCTGATCGCCGAAGACAGCACCCGTCTGATCGACAATTTGAACACGCTGGCAGCGACCAGCCAATTGCAGAAGATTGACCCAAGCAGCTTTGCGGCGTTTGTCGAACAGGCCGCGCAGGAAGGCCCGCTGGACGACGTCTATATCGACGCCAACACGTTGATGCAGTCCGGCCTGGCCGATCAAGTGGCCGCCGTGTCGCCCAGCGTGGCCGACCAACTGGAGACGGCGGCACAAACCGGCGGCACCATCAAGATTCCCGTGGCCGAGTACGCCGCGACTATCGCGCCCACGCCATTCGCCCAGCCGTTGCTGGATCATCTGAAAGTAGCCCCTGACGGTTTCAGCCGCATCGAAGCGCAGGCCTACATGCAGACGATTGCCGAACAGCAGGAACAGGAAATCAATCAGGCCGTCGCTCAGCAGGACGTGGACAACGCCCATCGCGCCTCGATCGACGTGGTGCGCGAAAACGTCTTGGGCCAACTGGCAGCGGCTAACCGCTTTACTCCCCAGGTCAACGACGCCTACGCCACGATGGTGGGCGAGTTCTACGCCACGCAAGCCACGCGCCTGGGCACCACGCCCGAGGAACTGTTCCAGCGCTACCCGCTCAAGGTCGCCGCCGAGCGCATCGACGGCCAGCAATTCGACCAGCAGTCCGACCCGGAACACGGCCCGTTCGGGCCGGTGCTGCGAAACTTCAAGGGCGACGCCCAAGGTGCCATTGCCAAGCTGCTGGAATTAAAAAACGGCGAGGCTATCGGCGCGCTGCACCACCCGGACATCGGCGAGATCGACTTAGTGTGGGGGGTAGAAGGCACGGGGAACAGCGACGGCTACGGCCTGGCGAAGCTGGCCAAATGGCATCCGGAAGTGCTAGGCGACCTGCAGGGCATTCTCTCAGCGATGCAGGTCACGATGCGCGGCAAGAACCGTGTCAGACTGGAATCGTCCGACCATCGAGCAGGCGTGCGCTTGTCGTGGAACGATCATGCCAAGCACTGGCTGCTGACCGCCTTCAAGAAGGGTGGAGGCGTGGCCGGTACGAGGACGGACACTACCGACCTTTATGTCGAGGATGACACAGCTCGCCTCGACGACGCCTCCGATGTCATTGTAGACCAGAAAGAAGAAGGTGGAGTCGTGGCCGGTACAAGGACGGACACTACCAACCTTTTGCCGAGGATGACTCGCCTCGACGACGACTCCGATGTCATGGTAGACCAAAAACTCAACGATTTCTACCAGGGCGCGCAAACCGCGCGCGGCAGCTTCAATCCGGCGAGCCTGACTATTACCCTGCTCCAGAACGCCGACCTCTCCACATTCCTGCACGAGTCCGGCCACTTCTTCCTGGAAATGCAGGCCGACGTTGCCGCGAAGTTGCAGCAAGAAGCCGAGATTTTCGGTGTGGACACCCTCAAGCCGGGAGAGCGCCAGATACTCGCTGACACTGACGCGCTGCTCGACTGGTTCGGCGTGCGCGACCTGGCCGAGTGGTACGGCCTGGACTTTGAAGAAAAGCGCAGCTACCACGAACAATTCGCCCGTGGCTTCGAAGCCTACCTGTTTGAGGGCAAGGCACCCAGCATCGAATTGCAAGGGCTGTTTCAGCGGTTCCGTGCCTGGCTGGTGAACGTTTACAAGCAGCTCAAAGCCTTGAACGTGGAACTATCCGACGAGGTGCGCGACGTCATGGATCGCATGTTGGCGACCGACGGCCAAATCAAAGCGGCCGAGTACGGGCGCAGCATGTTGCCTCTGTTCGAGTCGCCGGAACAAGCCGGTATGACGCCCGACGAGTTCGCCGCGTACCAAGCATTGGGGCTAGCCGCTACTGCCGAGGCCCAAGCCCAATTGTCTGAACGCGGCTTGCGCGATATGCAGTGGTTGAGCAATGCCAAGTCGCGAGCGCTAAAACGCCTGCAAAGACAAGCGCAAGCATTGCGCGCCCAGGAGCGCATCGAAGTGCGGCGCGAGGTGATGAGCCAACCCGTGTATCGCGCCTGGCAGTTCCTGACCGGCAAAGTGTCGGCAGATGATCGCCTCCGAGCGCAGGCCCGGGACAAGTCTGACCCCAACATCGTTGACCCGACGCAGGATTCGCTTTTTGTCGCCATCGCCAAACTAGGCGGTATCCAGCGCGACCAGGCGCAAAGAGAATGGGGCATCGACCCCAAAGAGCAAATCGCCCAACCGGTGTTCGGCAAGCCCGTGCTGCGCAAAACCGGCGGCTTGAGTCTGGATGCCATGCGCGAAGCGCTGGGCGGCTATGGGTACCTGTCCGCCGACATACAAAGCCCAGAATGGGATCCCAACGAATTCGAGTGGAAGTTCTTCGACGAACTGGGCGGTTCACTCATTTATTCAAATCAATTCGACTACGACGCGGCCCAGCGGGACGAACTGGCCGGCGAAGGCCTGAACCTTGAAAGCATGACGGCGGCGCGCCTGTCGCGCACTGAGCTGCGAGCAGAATACGGTGACGCCGACAACGCGGTGTGGAAAACACTGGACGCCCGGCGCATGGTCGTCAATGATGGCCTGCACCCTGATCTGGTGGCCGAACTGTTCGGTTTCACCTCTGGCGACGAACTGGTGCAGGCGCTGGCCCGTGCCCAGCCGCCCGAAGTTGAAATCGAAGCGCTGACCGATTTACGCATGCTTGAGCGCCACGGCGAACTGGCCACGCCCGACGCGCTGGCCCGTGCTGCGGATGCTGCCATCCACAACGATCTGCGCGCCCGCGTCATCGCCGCAGAACACAAGGCGTTAAACGAAGCCATCGGGCCGCGCGCCGTGACCGGTACCGACCGCAATGGGCGCACGATCACAACCGCGCTATTGCCCCAAGCTGCGCGCGAGTTCGCGCAAACGATGGTGTCACGCCTGAAAATACGCAACGTGCGCCCAGGACAGTACGCGGCGGCAGAAAGTCGCGCCGCCAAGGCGGCAGAACGCGCCTTGCGCGAAGGCAATCTGGAACAGGCCGCCGCCGAGAAACGCAACCAGTTGGTCAATACCTACGCCACGAAAGCCGCGCACGACGCCATCGACGAAGTCAATAAAGGCTTGCGATACCTGAAGACCTTCGACAATGACAGCACGCGAAAAAATCTGGATATCGATTATCTGGATCAAATCGACGCCATGCTCGCGCGCTTCGACCTGCGCACCGGCCAAAGTCTGCGGGCCATCGACAAGCGCACATCGCTGGCCGAGTGGATCGCGGCGCGCAGCGACGAGGGCACCGAACCGGACATCGCGCCGTGGCTGGCCGCCGAAGCCAACCGCGAGCACTACAAAAACCTGACCCTGGAACAATTCCGTGGCGTCGTCGATGCGGTCAAGCAAATCGAACACCTGGCGCGCCTGAAACACAGGCTGCTGACCAGCAAGGACAAGCGCGAAATGGACGCCATCGTTGACACAATGCGCACGTCAATCAACGATGCGGCCGGCGGGCGTGTCGTGGACAACGAGAAACGCAATACCCTGGGCTCCAAGGCGGTGCACCTGGCGCGCTGGTTCATGGCCGGGCATCGCAAGTTGGCGAACCTTGCGCGTGAAATGGACGGTTTCAAGGACGGCGGGCCGATGTGGGAATACATCATCGCCCCCATGAACGACGCCGGTAACAAGGAATCCACGATGCGCGCCGACGCCGCCAAGCGCTTATCGGAACTGGTTAGCCCCATCCTGGCCGATGGGCGTATGGGCGGCAAAGGTGCGTTTTTCCCGACCGTGAACCGCAGCTTCAACCGGGGGGAACGGCTGGCGGTGGCTTTGAATTGGGGCAACGAGGGAAACCGCCAGCGCTTGCTCGATGGCAGCGGCTGGACGGTCGAGCAAATGAAGCCCGTGCTGGAATCCCTGACGCTAAAGGAATGGCAGTTTGTGCAAGGCGTGTGGGATTTCTTCGAGTCCTATCGGCCTGAAATCGCGGCCAAGGAACGCCGCGTCAGTGGCAAAGAACCCGAATGGATCGAGGCCACGCCCCTCACGATGCGCACGGCTGACGGCCAGGAGGCGATCCTGCGCGGCGGCTATTATCCAATTAAATATGACCCGAACCAGTCGGGCGAATCGGGTGCCCACGACGAGGCAGAAGCGGCCAAGGCGCAAATGCGCGCCGCCTATACGGCAGCGACAACCCGGCGCAGCTTCACCAAAACCCGCGCCGAAGCGGTCAAAGGCCGCCCCCTGATGCTTACGTTCGCTGGCATCTACCATGGCGCCAACGAGGTCATACACGATCTGTCGTGGCACGAATGGCTGATCGACGCCAACAAGCTGCTGCGTCGGCTGGACGGCCCCATGCGCACCGGGTACGGCGCTGAGACCGTGGCGGCCATCAAGGCAGCGGTCAAAGACATTGCCATCGGGGATAAACCGGCGGCTAACGCCTTTGAAGCAGGGCTGAACCATATGCGTATCGGGGCGACCGTAACGGCCATGGGGTGGAGCCTGATGACGGCGCTGCAACAACCCCTGGGCATCACGCAGTCTATCGCGCGCATCGGCCCGGCATGGGTCGGGCGCGGCCTGAAAGAATTCTACGGCAGCGGCATCCATATGGCACGCAAGGCCGACGAAGTCAACGACCTGTCTGAACTCATGCGCAACCGGTCGCGCACGTTAAACCGTGAAATCGCTGAAATCCATAATCGGCTGACGACGGCCAAACCCACGTGGCAGCAGTGGCTGGAATCAACGTTCTTTGTCATGATTCAGAAACTGCAAATGCTGGTGGATTACCCTACCTGGATAGGCGCGTATGAGAAAGCATTGGCTGACCCCGCGAATGCGCGCGCCGATGGCACGGTGGACGCGCAACGCGCTGCACGCCTGGCCGACCAGGCGGTTATCGATTCGCAAGGTGAAGGGCAGATAAAGGACTTGGCACAGTTACAACGCGGCCATCCAGCCATGAAGCTGTTTACCAACTTCTATTCGTACTTCAACACGGCGATGAATCTGTCGGTCGATTCGATCAAGCGAACCGACTTCAAAGACCCGGTTTCTGTGGCCCGCCTTGCAGGCGACGTCATGCTGATCGCCATCTTGCCCACGGTCATGAGTACGCTGATTCGTGAAGGCCTCAAAGGTAGCGATGATGACGATATGCTCGAAGCGATCGGCCAGGACTTGGTCGGTTTCACGCCGGGCCTGTTCGTAGGGGTGCGCGAGTTTACCGGGGCTGTGCAGGCGGCGGCAGGCTTGGGGACGCCGTTCCGGTATTCTGGCCCGGCAGGGATGCGCCTGATCGGTGAATTTGAGAAATTCGCCCAGCAGGCCGCCCAGGGGGAACTGGACAAAGCCTTGCTCAAATCCGGCAGCAACGTCGCTGGCATGCTGTTCCATTACCCAGCCGGACAGGTCAACCGACTGGTCGAAGGCACGATGGCACTGCTCGAGGGCCGCAGCAAAAACCCGCTGGCACCATTGGTCGGGGTACCCTACAACCGATAATCAGACGTCACCGTTCGGTTTACGCAGCGCTGCGATCTTGCTTTCTTGCTCCAAGCGCAAACGCTCTATATAAAGATCAATAAGGGAAGCCTTGCCCTGCCGTGTTTTTCCTTTGAGCAGCGCCATTAAATTCAGTACTGGGACACTCAGTAAGGCCGCAAAGGCCAATAATTCTCCCCCTCTATCGGGAAAGCCTTCTTCCACCACAAACCACGTGACGAAGGTTATTACAGCGGCGTTAGCAAGAATCGCGCAAACTTTCAGCATATCCGTGCCTTGATGAGGGATAAAGTTTCAACGTATGTGACAGTGTACGACACCCCAAGTACGCGTATCCCACAAACTCGAGTCTAACCTGCTGGCATTCACACAGGAGTTTCCAGCAAACCCGTTAAGGGTGCCCGTGCCTTCCCCCTGTGAAAGTAGCCTTGTGGTGCTGCCACAGGGGTTTGAACCATGTCCGTCCAAAGCACAGATCGGGTCGCGGGGCCGTATCCCTGCAATGGTCTGACCACACAATTCCCGTTTGACTTCAAGGTGTTTAACACCGGCGAAGTCGTCGCCATTTTGAGCGATGCGAATGAAGTGGAATCCACCTTGGCCCTGGGCACCGATTACACCATTGCGCTAAACGACAACCAGGACGCCAACCCCGGCGGCACGCTCACCACGTTGGCAACCTATGTCACAGGCTACAAGGTCACGCTGACCAGCGAAGTCCCCAACACCCAACCCGAAACCCTGACCAATCAGGGGGGCTTTTATCCCAAAGTCATCGAGCACGCGCTCGACCGCCTCACTATCCAGGTGCAGCAGGTCGATGCCAAGGCCAACCGCGCGGTGCAGGTTCCCATTTCCAGCGACACGCTGCCCAATGAACTGCTCACGCAGTTGAAAGCCGACGCCGCCGCTGCGCAGGCCGCAGCGAATGCGGCCGCGGCATCGGAGGCGACGGCAACGGGTGCGGCGACCACCGCCACCGCGATGCGCGACGACATTCTCGGCAGCGGCAGCGTACCGATTGTCGCCGACCATATCGACAACATCGACGCGGTAGCCGACAGCGCGGCCAACATCAGTACCGTGGCCGATAACATCGCGGACATCATCGAAGTCGCCAACAACTTGTCAGACATTCTCGCCGCGCTATACGGCACGCCATCCGGCGCGCTGATGCCCGCCAACAACCTGTCTGATCTTGCCAACCCCGCCACGGCACGAGCCAACCTTGGCCTGGCCGACCTGGGCAGCATCGCATAACCAGGAGCCAACCCTATGAGTACCGTAGTCCAATTCCGCGGCGGCACGTCCGCCCAGCACGCCGCGTTCACGGGTGCCGCCCGTGAGATTACCGTCGATACCGACACGCACACGGTCGTCGTGCATGACGGTGCTACCGCTGGCGGCTTCCCCCTGGCGCGGCACGATCTGGTAAAAACAGCTTTCATCAAGGCCGACAAGTCAACCGTCGCCTTCACGCGCACCAGCCTCGCAACGCTCAGCATCAAGGCTGGCACCATCGTGGAGGTCAACGGCAAACTGGTGCAGTTCACCGCCGATACGGCCGTCATCATGCCGACGCTAACGGCCGGTACCGACTACGCCATCTACGTGTGCGATGACGGCACGGTGCGCGCCGATGCCAATTTTTCAGCACCGACCGGCTACACCTCGACCACCGCGCGCAAGGTGGGGGGCTTTCACTACGCGCCGGGAAGCAACGCCGCAGCGCGGGATGGCGGCAACACCATCGCGCAGATCAATGCATATAGCTTGTGGGACATCAAGTTTCGCCCGGCTGCGGCCGACCCACGCGGCATGACCTTGGTGGCCGACGCGTTTTGGGCCGACATCTACCTGCTGGGCATCAACCATCTGACCGATGGAACGAGCAAGTACCAGGTACCCATCGCGAACGGCGACACGCCGCCGAAGCAGTCCACCAAGTTCGGGGGCAACGGCACCTCGGTCTACAGCAACGGCTCTTGGTACAACTTTGCCGAGGTCATGACACACCACGGCAAGCGACTGCCGACCTACAACGAATTTCAGGCGCTGGCCTTCGGCACGACCGAAAACACGTCGCGAGGCGGCAGTAACGGCATCCCCATCACTGGCATGGGCGAATTCGGCGACCTGTTCGCGTGGCACGCCTTTACCTCCAAGTGGGGCGTCGTGCAGGCATCCGGTTGCGTGGGGACGTGGGGTAACGATTTCGGCGGCCCCCACAGCCCCGCCGGTTTCATCCCCAACACCGGCGGCCGTGGCTCGACCTACACCCAGGCGTTTGTTGCGGTATTCGGCGGTGGATGGAACGGCGCGTCGTTCTCGGGTTCTCGCGCTGCGTACTGGATGTACGGGCCGTCGTACTCGGGCTCCATCATCGGGGCGCGCGGCGTCTGTGACCACCTGATTCTTGAATAG